TCGTATCTCAGCCTACTGTGAGTACATGAAGCCTGACGTACTTATCATCGACCAAGCTGATAAGGTACATATCTCAGGTAACTTCGGTGCTTCACATGAGCGTTTACGTGAACTGTATCGCTCTCTTCGTGAGTTAGCTAAGCGACATGAGCTAGCTTTAGTAGTGGTATCTCAGGCAAGTGCAGAAGCCAAAGGACGAACTCGTCTGTCTCCGTTTGAAATGGAAGGCAGTAAGATCGGTAAGGCGGCTGAGACTGATTTGATTATCGGTATCGGTAAGCACGAAGCAGGTGATGTGGACGATAGTGAACCTGATTACTCTCGTTATCTGACTGTGAGCAAGAACAAGCTCAGCGGTTGGCACGGCACAATCATCTGTCAAATTCAGCCTGAGGTATCACGCTATGTCGAATAAAGTCATTATCTTTGACCTTGAGACTACCGTACAGAATCTTAACGGTACCAAGGATAACAGCCCATTCAATCCAGAGAACCGTATCGTATCGGCTCACTGGCGCATGCTAGAAGATGGTGTACTAGGTACGCCTCAACACGCTATCTTCCATCACAATGAACAGGCTAAGCCTGATAGCCCGGATGCTTTTATCGAGGCACTTAAGTCAGCAGATGTAGGCGTAGCCCACAATGCTAAGTACGATGTGCTGTACCTGATAGAGGCAGGCTTACCTGTGCCTGAAGAGATCTACTGTACGATGATCGGTGAGTACATCTTCGCTAGGGCGCAGCAAGTCGATAAGTCACTTAAGGCTACTGCAGAGCGTAGAGATGTTACTCGTAAGAAGTCTGATCTAGTCGATGATCTGTTTAAGTCGGGTACTGGCTTTGAAGCTATGCCGCTCGATACTGTCATTGAATACGCAGATGCTGACGTACTGTCTTGTGCTGAGATCTACATGCAGCAGCAAGAGGATCTACAGCTAGACGAGAACAAAGGTCTACTGCCTGTCTTTGAGCTGATGAATGAGATGCTTCTCTTCTTAGCTGAGATTGAAGCTAACGGTATTAAGATCGATCTGGACGTTTTAGCGGACGTAGAAAAGACATTCTTAGCTGAGAAGGCAGAGATAGAGCAGCGTCTAAAGGATACCGTAGCGGACGTAACGGGCGATACGCCGATTAACTTTAACTCCGGTGCTGATATGTCGAAGGTTATCTACAGCCGTGAGCTGAAAGATAAGGAGCATTGGCGGCGCATCATGAACCTAGGTACAGGTGCTAACGGTAAGCCCCTACCCCCGGCTCGTATGTCTCAAGCGCAATTCGTACAAGCTGTTCGCATTAACTGCGATAAGGTCTACCGTACAATCGCGTATCACTGCGATGCTTGTAAGGGTACAGGCAAGATCCGTAAGCTTAAGAAAGACGGTAAGCCGTATAAAAACTTGAGTAAGTGTCCTTCCTGTGATGGTCAGGGCTTCACTCTAATGAGTAACGGTAAGATCGCCGGACTGAAGATGTCACCTAGCAGTACCGCCGATTGCAGTGTGCATGGCTTTAAGACTGACAAGGTGACGTTAAAACGTCTTATCGGTCAGGCTATGGATAAGGATAATCTGCAGGCTGTTCAGTTCCTAACTGACATTACCCGCTTGAATGCTATCAGCACGTACTTGGATTCATTCGTTAAGAATATTCAAATGTACACTCGACCTGATGGCAGGCTGCATGCTCAGTTTAACCAGACCATTACCCGTACTGGGCGTTTAAGCTCTAGCTACCCTAACTTCCAGAACCTTCCTAAGGGCGGTAAGTTCCCTGTTCGCAAAGCTATCGTATCCCGGTGGGCTAGTGAAGGTGGCGCTATAATGGAGATGGACTTCTCAGGTCTAGAGTTCCGTGTAGCAGGAGAGCTAAGCCGAGACCCTCAGATCATTGAGGATATCCTAGGCGGTAAGGATGTACACAAACAGACTGCTAGCATCATCAATCAATGCTCAGTAGACGATGTGACTAAGGATATGCGTCAGGCTGCAAAGGCATACACATTCGCCCCGCTCTACGGTGGTATGGGAGCAGGTGAACCAGAACACGTACAGACGTACTTTAGAGAGTACTTTAATATCTACCAAGGTCTTAAGCGTTGGCACTCTACCGGGTGCTAAGCGCCTACGTAATGGGCGTATTACCAATGCAACAGCGGTGGTTAACTACCCTGTGCAATCATTCGCAACAGCGGACATTGTACCGCTATCGTGTGTACGTGCTTTGAGACGCTTCCGAAAGGATGGCTTGAAGTCAAAGATCATCCTGACTGTGCATGACAGTATCGTAGTAGACGTTGCTCCATTCGAGCAGCCTGCAGTCTATGAGGCGCTGAGATGGGCAATGCAGGATGTAGGGGAGGAGCTGCAGGATCGCTTCGGATACACCCCTGTGCTGCCTCTGGATACAGAAGCAGAACTTGGCGAGAATTGGATGGAAACGACAACAGTTAGTGTTGACTCGTGACACTTACTAAGGTACATTCAAGGCTCACTTTTTAGTGATTATCTGGTTAACAGACTTCACACTTACAGGAGAAATTTATGAGTGAATTAGCAATTGTCGATAAAGCGCAAGAGCGTGAACTGGCGATGATGCTTGGCAATGATGCAGCAGGCAATTCTGGCGGTAGCCGTATGCCTGTTCTTAAACTGAACCATGATGACGAAGATGATGCAGGCAACCCTCTTAAGAAGGGACTCTTCGTACTTAAGCGTGGTGATGATGAACCTAACATCTACGCTGAGAAGGCGACTATCCGTCCTCTTATCAACATGTACAACTGGTCTCATTACGTAGAAGGTGAAGGTACTGTCTGTAAGACAATCACCATCCCTAACTTCAAGATGGAACCAATCGATAGCAACGGTGGTGTTCGCTGTGGTAAGCCTGTCTCTAAAGTCTTGAAAGAGATGAGCAAGACAGAGCAGAACCAATACAAGGACATTACTTGCTTCCGTCAGCTACGCTGCTTAGTCGATATCGAAGGTAAGACTTCGGACGGTGAGAAAGCAACAGCTACAAACGTACCTGCAATCATGTTCCTCAAAGGTGCTAACTTCCTGCCGTTTGAGAATGAATTCACTAAAGTCATTCCTAAGTCAGCTAACTTGTACGACTACAAGGCTGAGCTAACGACAGAGCGTCTTAAGAACGGCGGTGTTACTTACTTCGTAATTCACTTTGAACCAAAGATGAACGACAAGCTTGCGTTAGACGTAGATACCTACGACACGATCAAGCACATGTTCACTCTAATCAAAGAAGAGAACGAGCGTATCACTGAGCAGTACAAGAAAGCTGTAGCTAACCGTAATGCGGATGATGCAGCAATCGAAGCTCTAGAAGCTGATCTAGTAGATTAATCCTCCAAGGTGTTTGGGGGGCTTCGGCTCCCCTTTTTTTCTCTAAGGGGGAAATATGATTTTAGAGACGCAACTTCGACAGACTATGGACCGCCTATCTAACGGCGAACCTGTAGAGTGCAAGGAAGAGTGGATAGAGGAAGCCGGGGAAGCTTTTAAAGAGACCCTACGCAAACAGCTATTCAGAGAGAACGAAGGCTTCCGTCTTCGCATGTCAAATATCGGACGACCTACTTGTCAGCTACAGCGTGAGAAGGAAGGTGCCGAGAAAGAGCGCATGCCGTACAACCACATTATGCGGATGATGATTGGTGATGCTGTAGAGGTGGTCACTGAGATCCTTCTTAAGTGTGCCGGGGCAAACATCACTGGTGGTAAGCGCAAAGTTTCATACCCTATTGCCGATACTGAGATCAACGGTGAGAACGATATCGAGATCGATGATTTGGTCTACGATGTTAAGTCATGCTCGCCTTGGGCGTACGACAATAAATGGAATAACGGTTGGGAAGGTTTAGCTGAGGATGACTCATTCGGGTATATCGGTCAGCTAATCGGATACTGCCGTGGCTCCGTAGATAGTATGGGTGGATGGATCGTAGTCAATAAGTCTACTGGTGAAGTTACCGTAGTCGAGGCTAACCCATCTACAGAGGAAGTAGCTAAGCGTGAAGTAGAGATCGCAGACCGTATCATAGCGGTTGAGAACGATGCTCCATTCAAGCCTTGCTTTACTCCCTATGAAGAGAAGTTCCGTAGCACACCTACTGGTAGCCTACGACTTCCTACTCAGTGTGGTTTCTGTAGCTTCCGTAAGGCTTGCTACCCGGAAGCAGTCTATAAGCCTCAGACAGGCTCACAGGCTAAGTCTCCGCGCCATTACTGGTATGCTTTGTATAACGAGAGCTATGCGTAGAACATTAGATCGCCGGGCTTTAGCTGCAGGCTATCGCTCAGGCTTGGAAAGTAAGGTTGAGAAGGATCTCAAGAAGCAAGGTATAGCAGCAGAGTATGAGTGTTTCCGTATTCCGTACGTAATCCCTCAGAGTGATCACTACTATACCCCGGACTTCTTACTACCTAACGGTATCGTAATAGAGACCAAAGGGCGCTTCACTGTTGAAGACAGAAAGAAGCACTTGTTATTGAAAGATCAGTACCCACAGTTAGATCTGCGGTTTGTATTTAGCAATAGCAATGGTAAGATCAGAAAAGGTAGCAAGACCAGTTACGCTATGTGGTGTAAGAAGTATGGCTTTAAGTATGCCGACAAGCTTGTACCGCTAGAGTGGATTGAAGCGAAGACTAATCGCCGATCTCTGAATCTGGTCAATAAACTAAAGGGCGCATAATGAGCGATACAGAACAAGAATACGAACCACTGAATGGCATTGTGATTGAATTACAAGGCGACCTTGATGGGAACATCATATTCAGTGGTGGTTGGGAATTCGATGACGATATCAACCCTGAGTACGTTGAGTACATGCAGACATTGCTCTCTGGAATGTACGCTATGGTATCTACTCAATTAGATAATGTTTTAGCGGCAGGTGAGATTATCCGTGCTGCACCCGGCTTTGATGAAAGCATCTTCATGCCTCAATCCAATGAGGAGCTTGATGTCGAAGTAGACTTAGAAGCTGACGATGAGAAGATTGTTAACTTCGCTAAACGAACCTTCAAAAAAGGTAAGGATAAGAAACACTGATGGGAGGTGTTTATGCAACAACAAGAGGATTGGAGAACGCCTAAGTCACCTTGGGAAGACGACAGGCTAGAATATGTGCCGAGCTTAGTCATGCGCTACAGGAATTTAATGCATGACGCTGACTTTAACGACCAGTTTCAGGAAGCAGCTCATTATCAGAAAATGTTTTCACACTACCAAAATCTGATGCTTGACGGCGTGGATTTTGAACCAAAATTTTAAGGGGGAATTATGAGTATCGATGACGCTACACCTGAGCAGTGGAACGATGTTCTAAACTATCTAAATGAAGCTGAGCAGCAAGAATCTGCTGACCCGGTTAACCATCCAAAACACTATACCAATCACCCGTCTGGTATCGAAGCAATCGAAATTACCAAGCACGAGGATTTCTGTATTGGGAATGCCCTCAAATATATTCTTAGACATAAGTCTAAGGGACGACCCGTAGAAGATCTCCGTAAGGCTATTTGGTACCTACAGACCAAGATAGATATGTACGTACAGGGCGATGAGGGCTGCTAATGCACATTCAGCAATTTCAAACTGTTCAAGGTTTCCTATCTAGCGATGAAGTGGATAATGTGGTAAAACTTATGTCCGCTCAAGTTGACCTAGGTACCGCATCCGTACTTTCCCGACAGCAATCTTGGAAAGACAGATTCCACCGTAATTGTAAGTCTGGGTGGTTGCCTCATAATACCTCTAATGCATGGCTGTATATGCGCCTTAACAGCGATATTCAGTCCATGAATGACCGGACCTACCAGTTCAACTTAGACGGCTCCCTAGAGGCTCTACAGTACCTTGAGTACGGTCCTATGGAGTTCTACCGCCGCCATGTTGATAATGGGCATGATGATGTTGCTACAAGGAAGCTGACAGCAATTATTCAGCTTTCTGACCCTGACGACTACGTAGGTGGCAGCACACGTATTTGGAGTGAAACAACCTCCAAAGGCATACCCCTAGCATATGCTCCTAAGGGGCGTGGAGATCTAACCCTGTTTCCTTCTCACCTGCCCCACAGGGCTAACCCGGTGATCTGGGGGAGACGCAAAGTTTTGGTGGCTTGGTTCCGTGGCTTATCTACCCTTACCTAAGAGAAATAGAATGACAAATAATGAAGAAATCGAGGTCAAAATCGACCTTGAGAGAGATGCTTTGTTCGATGAACTTGGCATTACACGCCTAAAAGAAAGTTATATGCGTGACGAGGAGGAAAGCCCACAAGAGCGTTTTGCTTATGTGGCTAAGAAGTTTGGAACGAACAGTGAACATGCACAGCGTATCTACGATTATGCGAGTAAGCACTGGTTGTCTTTTTCTACCCCTATCTTGAGCTATGGGCGCTCTAAGAAGGGTTTACCCATTAGCTGCTTCTTATCGTACCTAGACGATAGCGCAGAAGGATTGGTGGATACTTATGCAGAAGTTTCTTGGCTTAGCATGCTTGGTGGTGGAGTTGGGATTCATGTTGGCATTCGTGGTGCTGATGATAAGTCTGTTGGCGTAATGCCTCACCTTAAGACCTACGATGCTAGCTCATTGGCATATCGCCAAGGGCGTACCCGTAGAGGCTCTTATGCAGGCTTCCTAGATATCGATCACCCAGACATCATTCAGTTTATGGAGATGCGTAAGCCTACAGGTGATCAGAATATGCGTACGCTTAACCTGCACCACGGCGTTAACGTATCAGATAAATTCATGAACCTCATTGAGCAGGCAATGCGCGATGAAAGCTTCGATGATAGTTGGGATCTTATCAATCCTAATGACGGGCAGGTAACTGAGACTATCTCAGCGAAAGCTCTTTGGATGAAGCTGCTAGAGCTACGTATGATGAC